TTGCGCCGATCCACGCTGCCGATGGTGAGCTTGTGGAATTGAGGCCTACTGTGATCGATGCGCCCCCCTTGACAATCTCAGCAGGTGGCAAATATGGATCGTCGGCACTATTTTTAATTAGGTTATTGTTGCGATCATACGTGACTGCAAGCGGGTACGATGTCGTCGAGACGCTGTAGTCTCTCGGCCTCGAGAGCGGATTCTCCACACGATCCGCGGGCGCCTGCCCTGTCTGCTGCGTCTCGACGGCAGGGTCACCGGATGGCGCAGATGCTGCCGATGGCGCATCGATGTTGTAGCCGTAATTGACTGAGATGCGCCAGAGCGTAGGGTCGCCCTGATCCTGCGACGGGCTGATGCTCAGGCAGTACGCGTCAGAGTCCTCATTGTGCGCCGAGAATATGACCGGCAGCGATGGATGCGATGCGGCGTACGCTGGCCCGTATGATGCGTCGCTGGTGCGTACCAGAAATACCCGAGTATAGGTGCGGTTGAATTTCTGATCGACGGATGCCGTGCGCCCTTCGGCGACCTCGCTGAACAGTGTGTACGCCATGTCGCCTCCTTATTTGGGGATGACCAAAGTGCCGGGCTTGATTATGTTAGCCTTCTCAGCCGCAGCCACTAATCGCTCTTGCAATTTGGTCTGGATCGCATCCTGCCGCGCAGCCTCAGCAGCAGCAGCGACCAATTGTTTTTGAGGGTCCGCCTGAGCATTCATGCCCTCGACTCTTGCTCTGATCTGCGCCTCAGCAGCACCGGCAGAGCCAGCGACAAACGCCTGGGCAGTGCCTGCCTGGGGAGTGGCAAATTGTTTGATCATGTCCTGCAATTGCTTGCCAACGACTCTAGTTTGTGCTGCTCGCAACTTGTCGGCGGATTCTTTAGAGCCCTTGGCTGCCTGCGCCATCATCGATTCAAGATTGCCGGTCATCTCGGCAAATTTCTCGGTGATGGTCATATTGTTATTCAGTATAGTTGCGGTTAATTTGGTGTTGTCTTTGGTCGCAAGTTCTAAATTTAAGGCTGCGACTTTTGCGGCTTCAGCCTCTTTTTTCTTGGCATCTTCTACAGCCTTAGCTGCTACTACCACATCATTATTGACGGTAGCCTCGACCTTGGCAGCCTCGATTTTTGCTTCCTCGACAACTGTGGCTTGTCCCCATGCGGCTTGAGCTGCTGCTAGGATTGCGGCATTTTCTCGAGCTAGTCTTGCTACCTCAGCAGGATCTGGACCAAGATTGGCATCACCTGACAGACCTCGCACTCCTGAAATAGCATTAAGGCCAGCTCTAAATGGAGCTGCTGCCACACCAGCTATCACATTGCCGGGCGTGAGATTTTTATAATCTTCCATCAGCTTGCGTATGCCAGCGACGACCTCGTCAAACATCGTCTTAATGCTGACTATCGCATCAATCAATTTGTTAGCGACATCTTTGGCAATCTGCTTGCTGGACTCAAATATAGCCTTTAATCCGTCGCCTTTAGCGCCCGGATCAATCACGGGCAGGAACGCTGCGGCAATCTCCTGCACGACCTCCTTGACGCCTTCAAACGCTCCACGCAATGCGGCAAACGCTTTTTCTGGCTGAATAATGGCAAGCATCTGCTTGCCTATTTCAGTTAAGAGATCGTTGAACCCGGTTGATAATCGTTGCAATTGTCCGTCGAACGACGCGCCAAACGCATCAGCGGCAGCCTTAGCCTCGCTACTATTGCTTGCTCTAAATACCGCGCGCACTGCCGTGGCGCTGCTCACCGAGCCTTGCTGGACAGCAGCCATTGCCTCCTCGACAGAGTAGGCATTGCCCGTGACTGCCTCGAGCTCATGAGCCAGTGCCTCAAATACTCTCAGCCCGCCTCGCTGCAATGTTTTGAGGGGCCCATCAGTGGCAATGGCTGCGCCACGGATCTCGGTGATTGCGGCAGCTACAGCGTTAGCGCCAGTCGCTCCACCACCGAGCAGCTCGATGGCGTTGCCTGCATTAGCCAAGATTGTCGATGCGCCTGCTGTGCTGATGCCAGCAGCGGTAAATTGCTCAAATGCCTTGGCCAAATCTTGCAATGGCACGCCACTGCTGCTACTGATGTCGCGTAGATCCTTAATTACTTTATTGCCTGCCTCGATTGATTTGGCCGCGTACTGAGCCCGTATCGTCATCGTTTCAAGAGCGCCACCCATTTTCAGGATGGATACAGCGCCTTGGATGGGCAGGCCAACAAAGAATTGGAACACGCCGCGGGCCATGTCAAACAGGCCCTTTACGTCGTTTAACGACTTAAGGCCTAGTGACTCTGCTAAATTTAACTTTTTCTCGCCTAGTTTGTCTTTTTCTTTCTTGAGAGCCTCGAGCTCTTCCTTGGTTTTCTTGGCTTTGTCGCCTACGTTTTTAAGGTCTTTGCTGGCATCGGCTGCGCCCTTAGTCAGCTCAGAGCCCTGCCATGCCATCTGCACTGAGAGTTTGGCGATACTAGCCATATGCCTGCTCCCTAGTCATGACTTTGGCTCCGGTCTCGACCAGTGCCGTGAGTGTCGTTCGCTCTGACTCCATCTCAGCGCAGAGATCTCGAGGCAGAAAGTCTGTAATCTTAGCGCCCTTGGACCACGCTGCCATCGGTGCCCATGCCGCTAGCGCATGCTGTAGGTCGCTGCGGTAGTAGCCCCATGGATCGAGCCTTATGAGTGCGACCCACTCGGCCAATTCTGTGCTACTCATCCGCTCCTCGATCTCGCCGACCGTCATGCCCAGATGACCAGCGAGCCGAAATAGCACCCGCCTGAGCGGGCGCTTGGCTAGTTTTTTTCCACGTCCTCAGGTCGCAGCCCCACCAGTTTGCACGATGCGTCCCAGAGCCTATCGATCGTCTGCGCAGGCATGCTGCTGACGATGTCAATATCCCTGTCGGCAAATAGTCTCTCACCCTGCTCGTCGCAGATGGTGAGCACGAGCAGACGGGCGCGGATGTTGGCGTATCGTGCCGCGCCATCATGCTCGATCTGCCAAGCATCCCACTGGTCGCGCTGGCCTGCCGTGATCTCGCGCAGGCATACATCTCCGCCCCACTCGGGCACGGAGATGGTTACGATGCGAGGCTTTGCGCCTGCGATAATTGCTGCTCGGTCTAGTGGCATTAGGCATTATCCTTGTCGCTCAACTGGAGAGTTACTGTGTACTTCAGCGCTTCATCGGTTGCGCCGATATCAGGATACGCGATCTCGCTGATGTATCCATCGTACACTGCGATTGTATCGATATTGTTGCCACCAAGATCGACGGTCACACGAGTATGCACCCTGCTGGTACGTCGCGTATTGAGCAAAGTCATCAGGTTAGTCGCAGTTGCGGTATCGTCGAGATACAGCGTGAATTGCACTGTGCCTGGATCGTGGCGTACTGGCACACGTTGCATTGTCGTGTCGCTGAGCGCTGTGACATCAGCGAACGTCGTAGATCGCGCATTAGCCGCGATGCTGATCAGCCCGCTCAGCGCTGCCGTGGTGCCTGCGGTGCTGCTGCTCAGCGTCGCGTAGGCTGCGGTCGTTCCCGGTCCTAGTACATTTGGCATGTCGAGACTCCTTTACTGGTATGTGCCGACTACGTCAATTGTAGTCAGTCGTGCTAGCTCGTCGGTCCCATCTCCCCCAAGCTCGGATTGATCCTGCGCCTCCTCAATTCTCCAGTGATGGATCGTGGTGCCCGAGACGGTCTGACGCCCAGGTGTTGCCTCGATCTGAGCCGCGATCCACACTAGGACACTCTGCGCACTCGATCGTGTATCAGATACTGCCGTCAGCGTCACACGCTCTGTGATCACCGCGGGTATACCTGAGAGCAGCATCTGTCGCTGAGTGCTGATGCCCTGATAGACGACATAGGGCAGAGACGAGCCCACTGGCGCATTCTCCGGTGATATGCCACCGGGTATGGTCGTGGAATAGTTGGTGCGCCCGACTAGGTAGGTGCGCAGGAGTTTGCCTAGGGCACTCATGTATCACTCCCAATTTCGGGTGTGATTTTGCCCTTGGCGATCAGGTCATCGATGGCGACCTGCAAATAATCGGTAGTGATGCCGGAAACCTGCCCGCTATTAGAATCGAGAGCAGGGCGAAGAAATGGCTTGGGGCTAACTCTTATTCGTTTATTGCTGGCCCAAATTTTGGCGGTAAATCCATTTTCCACCAAATGTGCATACTTGGAGGGCTTTATTGTGATCGTGACGTTGCGCTGCGCTACTTTGGCTTTTGTTGGCTTGTAGTAGGCAATGAATACTTTAGCTTCGCTGCCACGCTTTGGCCCAACGATGGCGTTGACCGCGCCTTTGCGAGTTGTGGCGACCTTGACGCCGATGCTCTTTTTTAGTGCCTGAGATGCGCCATACATGCGCACCAGTTCTTTGCCGATC